AAGGGCTGGAGTACCTCTGAGAAATCTTTCTTTAATCTTTTTCCCATCGCTTCTATTCCCTCCGACGATAGTTCCGAGTTTCTCGTCACCTGCCCCATATATGAAGGCATAGATGAAAGTTTTTGCCTGGTCTCTTGTGTCAAGACCTGCAAGATTTTGATTTGTAGTGTGTATATCTCCATTAATGATAGCATCTATATATTCCTTATCGTTCATGTAGTGAGAAAGTATTCTTAATTCTAAACCACTTGCGTCTACTCCCACTAGTTTGTATCCGCTTGGTACTACCCATAGTCCTCTGCATTCTGTTCCGTAGGGAGAATACACCGCAGGAACTTGAGCCATGTTGGGCGACATGTGGCTCATTCTACCAGTAATAGCACCATTTGTTATTACTCTTCCGTGTACTCTCCCATCTTCTGCTACTGCCTCAACCCAAGAACTAACTTGAGCTATTCTTTTTTGCAGTAAGAGAAAATTTCTTATCAGTTCTGCTTCAGGTATACCTTCGACACCTTCCAGAACTTTTTCATCTACAATTATGTGACCTTTGTCTGTAAACTTTGTAGGTTTCCATCCAAAGTATTGTAGATATTTACCTATCTGTTGCCTACTTCCTAGGTTAAACTCTTTCATTTCTATGAGAGAAAATTCTCCCATAACATTTACCCACCCCTGTCCCAGACTGTTTAGTCCAACCGTACTTAGTGTGCCATCTTTACGACGACGAGGTTTAACTTCTTTAACAAAGGTAGGTAAGGGTATGAATCTTTCCTTAACTTTTGCTTCTATTTCATTTATCTTCTCTCTTAATTTACCAAGTAGAAGATGAGCATTACCCATGTCAAAAAGAAAACCATTTCTTTCTTGTTGTGTAATTATTCTAGAGACATCATGCTCTAGTCTAATTGCTTCCTTAGCAAAGTCAGGATACTTTCTTATTAAATAAGTTAGTACTTTCTCCGTGACCTCAACGTCTCTGACACAGTAAGTTAGCATCTCATCAGAGTACTGAGAAAAATCTTTGAAGTCTAACTTGTCAAACCTCAGAGCATCTCCCCATGATTTAAGAGAGTGTCCACCCTCTCGTACAGGATTGAATAATCGAGACAGTACTAATGTATCAATCACCTTACCCTGTTGGTGTAGGTCAATGGCTAACACTTTGTGTATAACTGGTGCATCAAAACCAATTATGTTATGACCTACAAATTCATCATAGTTACTGACTAAAGTTTTAAAGTCTTCTAACTTATCCTCAGTAAAAGAAAATATCTCTTTACTCTCAGCATCCTTACCTACAATAAGAAAAATCTTATCGGGTAGTGAGCCTCCAGTTATCATCGGAGTTTCTATATCTAAAAACAATCTCTTCTTCATTATTGTCGCCTCGTTTAAAGTTCATCTAGTTCGTTACCATTGGGCTTCTCTGTTTCAGTAAGCCTACCAGTATCCTTATCATAATATAAGTATGTAGCTGGGCCAGTCATACCTACAAATCTATTCTTAAGAACACGAACACAAGTTGTATTCCTAACATGTACATCATCATGTTGTGCGTCTCTCTCTAATCCAATCACCATGTCAGATAGCTGACCGATAGAAGCTGAACCTCTAAGTTGTGATAGGGATGTCGCCGCACCTTCTTCATGTCCTTTACCATCTGGTCTTCTTAGATGTGAGACAATGATTAATGATATGTCTGTCTCTTCTACCAAGACTCTTAGCTTAGTCATGATTTCATCAAGAGCTTTTCTCTCATCACCATACTCTTGAGAAGATACAATCATACTGACATGGTCAAGTACAATGTACCTACAATCTAAAGCCTTAGCCATGTATCTAACTCGTGATACAATATTGTCTACTGAATTAGAACCAAAGTGTTTGTAGAAATAAAATCTACCAGAGCCAATGGTCTTGTCAAAGTATTCCTTCTTCTCTTCTGCACCAATGTGAATGTCTGGTCTGCGAAGAGGTAGGTTAGCTTCAACACTCATGATATCTAATGCTGTTATCTTAGGACTTTCCTCAAGCATAATCATACCAATCATTGAGTCTGTATTCTTGTATAGATTGTACACTAACTCTTTGACGACGGCTGTCTTACCTAATCCAGTACCTGCAGTAAGAGTTACAAGCTCACCACTACGGATACCATAGGTCATTTCGTCTAGACCTTTCCAACCATAGCTAACTGTTGACCTTACGACTGGGGCAAGGACATCATCTAGTAAAGACTCACCCTTAATGATGCCGTCAGGGGCATAAACAGGGGCATTCCACCACGATTTAACATACTCTTGATACTTGTTATCCTTTAGTAAATCATTCGCATCCTTGTAGCCCTCAGGCAGTTTTAATATCTTAGCTTTTGATGGTGCAAATAGCTCGGCTACCTTTTGACTAGCCTCTCTACCAACATCATCATTATCAAAGTTGATAACAATATTATCAAAACCTTCAAGCCAATCATAGCTCTTCTTAATATCTTTGACTGCTGATGCTACTCCATTCTTAATGCTGACTACTGCATACTTACTACCTAGTAGTTGATATACAGACATAGCATCAACCTCACCCTCTGTAATAGTAACATACTTACCACCACTAAAGAGATGTTGTCCGAATAAACCTGACTCGGAAGTTGAACCCGTTATAGAAAATTGTTTGTTCTTTGTATACCTAGTCTTAGTAGCTATCATTGAACCCTTAGTGTCATAGTAAGGATAGATATGTTTATCTATTTGCCCCATGCCATTAGTAACTATCTTAACACCATACTTCTTAGCAGTATCTTCTGCTATTGCTCGGTCTTTGATAGCACCGAATGTACCAATATTCTCTATGACTATTGGTCTAGTCTGTACTGATTGTATTCCCATTGTGTCGCCCTCATTATTATTTAAATCTTCTCCATCAAAATCAGATGGTGCTTTGAAGTAAGTCTTGCAAGAGAAACAGTATGAACTACCATTCTCATTAACACATCTTGCATCACTACTTCCACAAGCACCACATGATAAGTGGAACTTTACAAAGCCTTTATCGTTTGTATTGTCCATTGTTGTCGCCCCCTAGATAGATTAAAATTCATCTACACTATCGGTTGCAACAAACCCATCGACCTTATCAAACTCTTCTCCGTAAGGAACTAAGTTGATAACTTGTACTGCTTGTAGGTCAAGTCCAACGCCAGATTTACCAGCGTAGTTCCAGTCATATTCTTTGAACATAACCTTTACATCTGAACCATTCCCTACCAATACATCGATAGGATTTTTAGATGAGTCTACCAACTTTGGTGATGGATTGTCTGTGCCATCAGCACGACTGACTCTTCTCTTGAACTTAACTACCTTGCCTCGTTCATCTTCTTTAACAGTGATTCCCTTTGCTGAAAACTGTTCAGCAGTCTCTTCATCAATCGCTAAATCGATTTGATAAACAGGGTCAAAAGTTGTATTGGGTCTAGTGATAGATGCCCAGTATGCCTTGCCTTGAATTGTAGCCATAGTTTTATTCTCCTTCTAATGTTATTTATTAATGAATGCATTATAACATCAACAGTTATTATTGTCAACAGTATAATACTTTTTTATTTATCAACAGGATATAGCTAATCCTATTTATAAATTCTTTAATAGTTATTATTATAATTATTATAATAACAACTAAATATCTTTAATACTCTATGTAATCTATATAGATATTATACCACGAGTAATTTTTTTTGTCAAGTTTTTTTTTAATTTAAATCTTCTAATCTTTCGCCCCTCTTTATCAACACCCAATAAGTTTGTACCTCATTGAACATTTTATTTAGAGTGCGTCGTTGTACATTGATACCTTTCTCTTTTAAAGTAGAAGATATATACTCACTCATAAAGTCTTGAAAATCTTTATGAAATAATCTTTTAGTATCCATTCTTTAATAGAATTCTTTATCAAAGATTTTTTTAATGGGCAACATAACACACTTAGAAGTATTGTTATCACCTACATTTTTAGTGAGCTTGTCTTTGTATTTATCTACAATTTTTTTTAAGATGTGTGTAGGAAAAACTAATGTACAAAATTCTCCCGACTCATCAAGCTCTAATCTTTGAAACCAATAGTCGGCTTCTGTTTTATCTATGCCACTAGGCTTACCTCTTGACTCGTATTCAACAGCTATGTTACCAGTTTTTTTCCACCAGTTTCTTTCTGTTTTAACTTCGATAGTTTTATCACCGAACATTTCTCTGACTTTATCTTCTCGTATCTGTCCGTACTTTAAGTCAATGTCGAACTTACTAAATCCTTTTGCAGGCATAGGTCTTCCCTTTCGTTATTGGAAACTTAACATTATAACATTTCTATTTATAAAAGTCAAGTCATATTGTTATAAAGATTATCAATAAATTGTTCTTCATCTCTATCGTAATCTTTTATTACTTGTTCTATCCGATAGTGAGGTATGACTGTATCTTTTTTATACTCATCTATGATAGCTCGTAGTCTTTCTATTACTGTTATCTCACTCATTATATTATTCCTCCCAAATCTATATCTAGTCTATCAAGTATCTCTTTATCACTACATATAGTATAGTCATGTACTTCATCAGAGGGTAGTGGATTTTCAGTAAAGAAATCCAATAGCTCTTCTCGTATACTATCCATAGAAATTTTACCTAATCTAATTTGTTTAATGATATTCATTTCGTTATCTGAAAAATGTTTCTCGTATTCAAAAGCAATGTACTCTTGATACTGTTCGTATCTATTTTCAAGCCACTCATCATGTTCTAACATACTCATTACTTCACCTCTCTTTTGTTGTTGCCATCTAAGTTTATAAATAATTTATCAAAGACTACTAGTCCTTGCTCTCTTGTATACTCTTCTTCTTTGTATCTTCTATGCTCTCGGTTAGTCCACCTCAACCACTTGTCAAAGTTCCAATCATAATTTTGATTACTATTATATACAAATTTTAAGTCTTGTACTATTGTCATGGTGTCTCTACCCCCTCAATTATAAAAACATTTACATCTACTAATTCAAATATAGTCATAAGAAAAAATGCTAAATTTAAAAGTGCGTCTAGTTCGTTCATCTATCATTCCTTTCTGCTTGTAGTCTATCTTCTTCTTCAAAGAATTCATCATCATAAATTTGAGGATTACCCTCATATATTTCAATGCCCTCACTGATTGCAAACGATAACTCTTTATCAAAGACATGAGCTTGAGACTCTCCATATTTTTTTATGAAAAATTCTTTAGCTATCTCTGGTGTTGCACCCTCTAATAAATATTGAGAGTACTCTTGCATT